TTCTATTAATACTGCAGATTGATTTATATTTCCAAGAACACATATTCCTATTGCAGGATCATTTGGTTTTTTTGAATCTAATGGTAATGTAGGAACTGCATCTTCCATACATATATTAAGTTGAGATATTGGGTTTTTATATGGTGTATTTTGATTAATTAAATCAATATTCGCTATATAATATGCAGATGTTTCAATCATTTCTTTTGCTATTATCTGTAATAATTCACGAGCATTTATTTGTGATTTATATAACTCATTTCTTTCTGCTTGTTCATATACTGTATAGAATTTAGAAATATCTTTATCATAAAATGCATCTAATAAATTTGGAACATCACGGACTGAGAATAATGATATTACTCCATTATTTTTAACTCTATCTTCAAATAATTGATTTATTTTTATACCATAACTAAGTTCATTAATACGCTTTGCAGCTTCTGTTCTTGGTGATTTTATAGATAATATAGTTTCGATTTCAGGATCAAAAAATGATACAAATGGTGTTCCAGAACCTCTTCTGTTGTTTTGTTGTGATTTATTTATATCTTTATTTATTGAATGTATTTCAGGAACCTTACCTCCATGAATTATTGATTTATTTTTAACTAAATCTCCAATTGATGATATATCGGCAATATCAATTCCTGTTCCAGCACTTGCACAAGTATGACTTACAATCGCTTTTGTACCTTCATTCCAGCTATCGATACTATCTCCAATTCTAATTAAACAACAAGATGCAAAATTGGTATTTGGTTCAATTTTGTTTGATGGATCTAAACTTCTAAATGCATTCATTTCTGGAGAAGGAAGTGTAATTTTATATGTTGATAATCCCTCATATAGATCTCTTATGTCATCTAAGGATTCATCAACAAATGCATCCATCGCTATAAGCATATATATAAATTGTGGGGATTCTAGTGGAATCTTATTTTTGATTTTTCCATAATTTTCTATTACAAAATCGAAACCACTTGCTGAGAATGTGAAATCACGAGAATGATTTATGATCTTTTCCAGTTCTTTTCCATATTTTTTATATGCTCTATATACTCTCTCATTATATAAATGATGTTTATCTTTAATAAAATCATTTATTGTATATGGAGTAACTGATTTGAATAAATTCTTATATAGCTTTTGAAGCTTAAGATTTTTAGCAACAAGGTCATAATTTGGATGTCTTATCGTTGACATATCATATGCAGTTTTTATTGTGACATCCAATAGATAGTCTGTTTCGATTCCGTCATAGAAATGTAATTTTGATTTTATTAATATATCAGATGCAGATACATTGCTAATATTATCTGTTGCCCAGCTAACAGACTTTTCTATTTTAGATATATCTAGTGGTTCTGAAGATCCGTTATGTTTTATTACATTCATTTTCTTATATTCCTTTTTTAATATCCATAATCAAATGTAGAAGAATCAGTTAACTCAGGAGCATATGATCTTTCTAATCTGTTTCTTACACCAATTTTATTATCTCTATGATATTTATCAACAATAGGTTGGATTTCTATTTTAAATTTCTCATTAATCTCTTCTATAGATTTCTTAATTTGAGTATCTGTTTTTTTTACAAATTGTTTATCATTTGTTCCTACTACTAATGGCTTATTTGTTTTAAGCCATTCTTTTACTAATTCTTCATCAGTCATTTGATAATGTTCCTTTCTTTTATTTATATCTCTCTTCTGCCCTTTTAATAGCAATATTTGAATTAGGTGCATATATAGATAAAGTATCTATTTGAGTATTATTTATATATACTAATATTATATATGTATTATTTGTTTCAGAAGAGATGACAAATTCCATTTGTTTATTCATTGCTATTTCTTCGGTAGTTTACATTTACTATAATCTGGTTGATAAATAGTCTCTGGATCTTGATTTTTATTCTTTAACCATTTTTCACCTTTTATATTTCCACCTTGTTTTTCCCATCGAGCTTTTTGTTTTGGATCTTGTTGTCTAGAACTTATATGCTTAACTGTTAATTTTAATGCAAGGTCTAAATTATATCCATGTTTTTTTGCAAGATCATGTAGATATTTATCTATCCAAAAAAATATAGAACAGTTGTCATCTTCGAACTCATAAGTTCTCAATGCATCCGATAAAGAATTAAAAGAAATAAAACATCCAGAATTATCCTTACACTCAAGAGCTCTTTGATTCTCATTTACTACTGCCATATCACAAATTGCATCTATTATTTCATGTTCATTATTTGTCGATACTGCAATATTATATTCATCGTCTTCTTCTAGCATCATAGATCTATATGTACTTTGTGGTTCCGTAATAGATCTATCTTTTCTCCATTTTTTTAATCCATCTTGCCATCTCACAACTATTTGTCTCCGGCTTTAATTAATAATTTTAATTGTGCTAATTTAACCATTGTCTTTGCAGAACCACTTGTTAAGTATGTGTCTCCAGAAGAGAGAGTATTATTTATTACTTCATCAATTAATCTACAATTTTGTTCAGTTAGATTTGTATTAGATTCTTCTTTAATACTAGATTCTTCTTCTACTTTGTCAAAGAATTCTCTTGCCACTTTGTCTAGTAATTTTAATTGTTTTTTTACATCTTTGTTTTTTGCCATATCATTTCCTTTTTTTCTTATATTATTTTAGATTGTGGACTTTCAACATGCCTTGATCAATGGGTGCCGAACCACTGCTATACCGGAATACATATAGATAACCGACAAGGCAAATGATAATTATTTGCTATATAGCTTTAATACCTCTTTAATATCCATATCGTTAAATTGATTGCCAATAGAATCAAATCCTTCGTATGAATTTCTTGCAAATATTTCAAGTTTATCTGCATTTGGATACATTGTATTTAGTAGATCATATGCTTCTTTTGGTTTTTTAGAATGTTCTTCAATTTTTGATATTATAATTTGTGATACCTTTTGTTCATATTTTATCATCTTATTTTTTCTAAATATTAAACAAATCTCTGCATTTGATGCCGTGTAATTACCTACTCCAAAGAATGGTCTATAATATGTATCATCCATATAATATCTATGCGTATCTGTTGGAGTATCTGAACTACCTTTTAGCTTGACCCAAACAAAGCCTGTAGTTGCATATTGTAAATCTTTAGATTGAATTGCATTAATACATTCTGGTAATTTAGCAAGGGTAACCCAAACATATGCTAATCCATTATCCTTTAATAATAATGAAAAATCTAATTTTTTTATTTCAGACATTGTCATTGTAGGATAATGCTTCATCGCTCCACCACCAAATTTAGTATTTGTATTTGATCGAGCATTAAATTTCCATGGAGGATCAATATATAATATATCATATTTCTTTAGCATTCTTTATTCCTTTTTTTTGTTTAATAAAAATCAAATTAAATCTTCAATAAAATCTTCCAATTCCTCTGAAAAATCATATTGTTCCCCATCTGGTGTTTCAAAACATACAGATTTGTCACGAATATGTTCTAAAGTTACTCTTAATGTATCTAAATCATCTTCGATATAATCATTCCATTGCTGATATGCTGTTTCATATTTAATATCTTTTTGTTCTTGCACTGATATATCATGTACATAAGATTCAAGTTCTATACTCATATAACACTCCTATACAAATATGTGATAGCCAAATAATTTTTTGGCTGAAGTTATTTGTTTTTCTTTCCCACATATTTCACAACTTCCAATATGTGCTGTATATGTACCATCATATGGTTCGTGTTTCCTATGTTTAGTAGCACAATCACTACAAACAAATTTAACTAAATTTTCCTTAACGGAACCACATATTGCATCTGATAATGTTAATTGCTTTTTCATTTGATATCTTTTAATCTTTTTATTTCTCGTTCACAGAACCACATTAGCTTCATTAAGTCCCTAATTGTATCTGTACCTGAATGACGATCTCTATTTAATGTCATTGCCACTTTTAAGATATTTCCCTGAGAATAATTGTAATTATATGCTTCAATAATATCTTGAACTTCTTTCCATTTTGGATCCAATTGATAATAACTTGTGGTTCCGCCATTATCTTCTACTTTATTTGCATATTGTTCATTAAATGACGTTTCCATATTACTAACTAATCCAATCATTTTATATCTCCTTCTTTTTCTATAATGCAATCATCAAGTAAATACTTGTATTCATTAGGAATTGCATTGTATAATTCATACGCCAAATCTCTAATGTCCCAATGAGCATGAGATGTGGTTCTGAGTTTTAGAAAATGCTGTACTGCCGTTAATGACATTGTACAGGTCAAATCATATTGCCAAGACTGTGGTAGTATTAATGATATTTCGTCATTTGCAATATTTTTACTTACTGCTTCATTTACCATATTATTTATATCTTGTAAACACTTATTTATAAATTCGGATTTTGATTCTGTGTATTTAGCCTTTCCAGACTTAACAGATGAGGCTGTTGTATATCTTGTTGACATAACACTAAATTCAACTCCTACATCATGTCTAGTTAACGCTAATAATGTTTTTGTTGTTATTCCTTCGATATAAAATGTAAAATGAATATGATTTTTAACAGATTCATGTTTCATTTTATTACCAATACGATCTATTAATTCTAGATCTTTCTGTCCACCATTATCTGATTTATTAAATGAGTTCCAGCAGGTTCTAATTGCGTGGGAACATATAGATAGTGGAGTTGAATGTAATAGTTCTATTTTTATATTTTTCATATTATTCACCTTTATTTTATTATTACTATTCAAATAATCCTGTTCCGTATAATAAAATTTTATCTATGATTTGCCCTCTTTGTTTTCGAGTAGTTAAATCAGTGTTAATTACAACATAAACATGTGTTTCTAACATTCTAACGCTATTTCCAAGAAAAGAATCTTTTATTTTTACTTTACTAAAATTATAAACTGGTTCATCTTTTCCATTGATTTCGATATTGTCATTTAAATCTTTATCGTCTAGATCTTTAAATTTTATAAACTTGTTTGAATTAACTTTCTTTAAAATTTCATCATCTAATGATATATGACATGTTCTAATTATTGCATCAAATTTTTTATCAGCAAGATCATTTAAAGCTATTATATCAAGAGGACCTGTTATTGCAGATGCTTCTCCATAATTTGGCTCCAACAGAGTCATATTTCTCCAAGAACCAGCTCCACCAGAATTTGGTAATCCTATAAAGACTTTTGCATCTTTGCTTTGTAGATCATCTTCATCTCCATCTTTTCTCATAATTAATTGAACATATTCTGTTCTATTTGTTTTAATTACTGCTAATTTTTCAGATGCTGATTTATGATTCGATAGCCATAAATTATAAACATCTCCTTGTACGAAAGCAACATTAATCAATCCTTCATTTAACAATTCCATATTTTGCCAAGAACCATCAGTTGTAAATGCTCTAGTATTATTTAATGTTTTTTCTAATCTTAGTCCTGCTTTATAGTAACTACCATTTTCTGAAGCTGTTCCAATTACAAATTCATATTTTTTACCATCTGGAGCATCTAACAATACTTTTTTTTCTTTAGAAGCTGTTCCAAACCCCATACCAAATGCGAAAATTCCTGCGAAAATCAATCCTACTATTTTTTTCATTTTATATCCTTTTTTTGTTTTAATTTATTTTTTTATAACGATAAAATATTTTTTCATTATTTATCTTTCTTTTTACAATTGTCAAAATGATATCTAGTCATATTTGATCCTGAACCTGTTATTCCACAATATGGACAAGTTCTAGTTCTTTGATATTTTCCTCGAACCCATCCATTCTCTAAATATTTATTTATTTCACTTTCTGCAACCATTTTATTTTGTTTATTTTTAGTAATATATACCTTAACTGGATTATAATTAACATAAACAATATCTTGTTGAAATTTTTCATACCCTTTTAAAATATTTTGTAATATTCCTTTAGGTTTGATATATCTTATATCAAATCGCAAATAAGGTTCTACATTATATTCTAATGGTATGAATAAATTTTTATTGATCCATTCAGATGCCTGGTAAGGATAATCTGTAAAATTATTATCATGACACCAAGTACTAAAAAATTGAACAGAATACCCATCTTCTTCTAAACGATAATATAATTGTTCAACATTATTTACAAGTTCCCAAACATAATACATATAATCTTTAATTGCTTGAAATTTATTTATATTTTTATCTTTAAAAATAAAATTCATTTTATCTTTTTTTAAAGATGCTAAATAAGTTGGTTGCAAATTAAAATATTGTTCTACCTGTGAAAATGTAATATCTTGATTATGTTCCTTTTTCCAGTAATCGCTTATAAATATAGGTTGCACATAATAAGCCATGAATATCCTTTAGATTCTCCTAGAGCATCTCCATTACATTCTTTTGCAATATATATTTTTTTCATATTTTTTCTTGTTCCTTTTGATTACCTTATAATTAACCATCCCTTTTCCATAGTAATTAATGGTGTATTATAGTCAATTATTATTCTATCAACACAAATTGTTTCATTTGTATCTCCATCATTAACCCATTTTTCAGCAATTTTAGAATCTGGAACAGTTGTTAATGCTTCTGCAATACTATAGCTTCCATCTGGATTCCTCTGTTGTGTTGTAACCTGTACTACAACTGATGTTCCGGCTTGCATCGCTTTTGTTGATTTCATCCAACCTTCATTCTCAGAAGAGGCTTTTGATATTAATTTAAATGTATCACCATTTCCCCAAAATTTAATGTCTTCAACATTCTTACTAGCTTCATTCGCACATGTATTTCCTAAAGTTTTCATATTTTTTCCTTTTTTTTTAATTAATTATTTATTTTTTTTTATTAATTACAGTTTCTGAATAAAAGTTAAAATCAATATTTTCTGTAACATATATCAATTATTTCCTTTATTTTAGAGATTAAAAAAAGCCTTATCCGAAAATAAGGCTTATTAATGTGGTTCATTAGTTAAAAAACAATTATTTGTTGATAGTTTGTTTAAATGCTAATGAGAATTTCATCTTTGGCTGTAGCTTAGATGGAACTTCAATTGTGCCACCAGTAAATTGATTCTTCATTGTTCTAGCTTTTGTTTTTGGTGCAGATATTGTACCTATACCAGTAAGAGCAATTGCATTTCCTTTTGATAATTCTTTTTTGAATATATCAACGATATGTTTATAAATTCTCTTTGCAGCAGCTTTAGTTTCAATATCTGGTGAATCATACAATGCGTTTATAAATTCTGTGTTTGTAATTCGCTTTGACATATGGACTCCTTTCTAATGTATTTGTACGAGGAGTATAGCTATAGTGTACTTAAATAAGGCTTAAGAGTAATTTTCATATACAATTGAATGTTTTGCTCTTGTTAATATTACATATACTAAATTTAATGATTGTTGTAAGCCGTGTGAAATACTATATTCTGATTTGTCAAGTTCTTCTTTTGTTTTATCTATAAAATCACTTACCTCTTTTGTCAGAACCACTGTGCCTGATTCATCCGTTATATTCAACACAGGTCGTTAATCTGTGCCAGTTTAAAATAAACTTCTGTATATTTCTATACAGACTAGATCATATCATCATCCAAATTGGATGTTCCGCGCTTCGAATACACTTGTATCCTATGTCTTTCATAATCTGTTCTAGATCGTATAGACTGATCGTTGCACCTTCAAAGAGATCCCTCTCAATGCTTGGCTCAGGATTGCCGGTAAATCAATACTACGGGTTTCCCTGAATTCACGGAATTATTTTTACACTTATATATTACTATATAAGGGGGCTGTTAATATTTCATAAAAGTCATTTTGTTTTTTTTTGTTTTTTTTTAGATATATTTCCACTTGTATTCATTGCTTAATAAAAATATTACTTCTTTGACTTTTATGAAATATTTTAAGTTAACCCTTAACAATAAAGCTATTGGAAATTTTTATAGTAGCTGTTTTTGCATTATATGTTTTATAATGGGTATATAGTTTATGTAGATCACCATCTTTATCTTCTAATATTAATTTACAAGCTGATTTAAGTTCCGGATATTCGTCACCCAAATGACCCATAATGTATCCGAAGAAAGATGCATATTCAAGTTTATATTCTGTTTCCCACTTTACATATTCATCAATTAGAAATTTATATTGAGAATCAAGTTTCTCATGTTTCTGTGGATTATTTGCATTTTGTACCGCAAATATAGGAGCATATATAGTCTCTGGATCACGAAGACATGAAAACTTTTTATTCTGCTTCGTTAATTCTATCATTTTTGCTAACATACCTGCATTTGTCATAGTTAAGTATATTACTGAATCATCTTCATAATTATTACCTACTCCATTAAATTCAAATGTTTCGTCAAATTCATGCACAAAATCAGATACAGCTACACCTATTTCTGGAGTACATCTAAATGAATTAGTAAGCTTAAAAGTATGATCTGCCCAACTTGTATCTAATATATTTACTGTATTTAAAAAACCGTATATATTTTGATACTTATCACCAACGCATACTTTTAACGGTATTTGTAATAGTTTTAATATCTCAAATGTTACAGCTGAGCTATCATGTGCTTCATCAAGACTACATAAGTTAAATGATTGATTTAATTCTATATCTTTATTATCAAGTAGCATATGAAACTTTTTTAAATAGAATCCATGTGACATTGGTATTGTACAATTATCTATCATTTCCAATGTTGGTTTCATTATCGAAATTGCAATACTATTTACATTATTTAAAAAATCTATTTCAGCTTTTGATTTATCTGAACCACACAATAAGTTCGGATGATAACTACAATTGTCTTTTATAAATTCATTTATCGATACATATTTGGATAAATAAAAATCATCTAAATATGTTTTAGCTAACAAATATGCTTTGAATCCAATATTTCCAAATAATGATATTCCATAATTCGATTTCAATTGTAATTTGAAAGTTTTAAACGGAATATGTTTTAAATTAATTGGCATTACATATTTTATATGTTGATATGCGAATGAATGTATTGTTGAAACTATTGTATCTGGATAACCTTTTTTCTCAGCTTCTATTTGTTGTGATTTATTAAATACAAGATATAATGTTTTATGATCATTATCTGTGGTTCTGCTATTTGAATTTATATGTGAAATAGCACGAAGGGTTGTAGACTTCCCTACATGGAGGCTCCTGCACACGCACTGATAACAATGTTTTCAGTTTTATTGCAAGAAATAGCCTCCTTAATGTGATCAGCAATTTTTTGCTGTTCATCTGTTAAATTTATATTCAATTTGTTTTCCTTTAATTTATTGTTCGTATACATATAAATATTCTCCATCAAAATCTATTTCTTTATGTGGATATGGTAATACTGTATCTGCATCTAGATCATTAGCAATATCTTTTTTATATAGATCTTTATCAAAATAATAATGTAAATGCTTTGGGATTAAAGACAATGCTTCATTGCCATATTCATCTGCGAATTGGTCACATAAGTCTTCAAGATCATATTCTGTTATCATTTCATAAGTATCTTCAGATATAATTGCATCTTCTAAGTCAATATCAAATAAATATGATATTATTAATGCTTTATCTGATACATCATCTTCTTCGTCTATTTCTGATTCCGCAATCAATATAAATATTTTCTTGCGAACATCATCTGTTAATAAATCTTTTCTTGTCATCTACCATCCTTGTTAATTTGAGTATTTTTCATATACAGAATGAATAATATTTTCAACATATTTTATTTTTTTATAAAATCTTTTTTCGAAATCTATTTTATTCATATCAAATAAAAATTTCTCTTTATCTGTGTCTATGTAATATTCTTCTATATCAAATAGAAAATCATCAATACTATCATGTTTCTCCCCAGTTGCATTATTAATAAAACAAAGTTCATACATGAGACATGCTCCTACATAGTATCCTGCTGACATACCTAATTTAAATTCTATATCAATAGAATACTCATCTAGAAATGATACTCCTGTGTATAATTTTCCTATGGATGATATTGGGAAATTACGATTTTCATTAAATTTTATATTATCATCTTCAATAAATGTAATATCAGTTTTTTTATTGCAAATAGATTCTAATTCATATTTAATATTATCTGCTATATCTTCATATATAAATTCTGAATCTATATATTCTTCGTTTTCTTCATCATATTCTAATTCTATAGCAAATAATTCTTCGCAATCATATGTATGATAATTAGATGTTCCCATTATTTATTCCTTTCTTTGTTAAATACCAATAACCAATTGAAAATGAATCTGCCTGACCATCTAGCAACTTCCCTCTTGTGGTTCTGAATGATTTGAGTGTTAATTTTTCTGCAAATTCTATTGTTGGTTTTTTATCTGATGGAAGTGATAAATCTTTTTTCCACTTGTTCGGAGCCACACTAATGATTGGTATATTTAGTAATTCTGCTATACATAGAAGTTTGCCATAATTCGTTGCTACAGTTGTTGATGATGCAGATGAATTACCTATTGTCCTACCTATTCTTTCGATAACTAATACCTCTATTTTATAATCTTTAAATAGTTTATTTATTTGTACAGTATCTAATTCTATACGATATTTAGCAGGTGTTTTAATTATCTTTTTAAATTGTCCTTTGTTTGGTCCAGATTTAATTAATATTTTATTACCTTTTGAATCTCGCTTAAATACTGTTTGTTCTGATTTAGTTTTTATTTTGATAGTTGGCATCGGGTAGGACCAGAAATTTCTATATAATGTACTTATAAAAGTTATACCACCATTTTTTCCAGGATCTATTGATGCTATGCATCTATATTCTTGATTTAACTTTATTGACTTGATTATTCCAGAAATCATATTTTTTTCCTTTTATATTTATATGAATGTACTAATGAACTGATATACTTTTATTTGATCAAAATACAAAAAAGTTATGAAAAACAAAGGAACGCTTCATTAAATGTTTTTAGTATATCAGCTCATTAATACATTCGGAACCACACTTTATATGGCTCCATGTATACTAGCTGAGATCTACCAACTAGATTTTTTAGTTTGTGCATCTGGTGCAGGTGCTCCGCTATTAGATGCTGTACCATTGCCTTTAGCTTTTCTTTCAAGTATTGGTTGTTTTTCAATCTTAGTTTGAAAAGCCTCTAATTGATCTTCACCTTTTGTATTTCTACCTTGCTTATCAAGGAATGCTTCAATTTCATTGCTATTTTCATATTCGGTACCTTCTGTGTGTACTTGTCTTACACAAGCTTTTAATGGCTTTTTTAATACATCAGATATAGAATTAACTTCTTTATCTTTCTCTCCATAGTAATCAGCTACTATTGTTTCAACTTTTGCAGCATTAATATCGACACCAACTGCATCAAGAGCACCTTTTATAAATCTCGCTCCAATTTCATTATCTGAACCATCTTTTTTTTTTATATTTACATATACTGTTAATTCCTTATCGTTTTTATCAGCTATTGTACACTTTAGCATACCCGCTCCACTTTTGCTTTTAAATAAGAAGAACTCAGTAAATATTACATCATACGCTCCAGATTCCCATACTCCTGAACCTGTTCTAATTTCTTGTGCTTCTGCATTTTCTAATGTTTCTTTTCCAATTATATCTGTTAAATTCATTTTTATTTCCTTTTTTATATTTATGTGGTTCCGCTTATTGCGTACTACTTAGTTGTCATTTTTTCTGAAAAAAGATTTGTTTCTTCTTGTATATTAATGACTGCTTCTATTTGACCCTGTTTTCGTTTGATGAATTTTACATCTTCAACATTACCTATGTCTAATGAACTGATATGTTTTACTACCAATTGTTTAATGTTTTCTGATGAAAGTGTTATTTCCATACTGCTCCTTTGTTGATTAAGTTATATAATTAGTTTAATGACTATTTCGGTCAATTGCTATAACTTTTCTTTTATATCTTCAAAATATGAAATTGGTTCCATTCCATAATACTCTCTAATTGCCTTATCAACTATTGATAAATCATTTGGAATATATTCGTCTTCAAACATTCCTTCTGGAGATTTGAAAAAATCATTTTCACCAGCTTGTGTTTTAAATTGATATTTCTTCTTTTCTTTTACACTTTGTAATGCTACTGTTAATAATGATGGTATATCAACTTTTTCATCAAGCATATTTCCAATTGTTTTTATCTTCACTTGACCCATTTTTGTTTCATCAGTATGATTAATAAGATAAACTACAACATCATCATCTAAGTCTTCAGCTGATTTAATCATATTATAATAATTTTGAGCCATCATAGAAAATTTTTCAAATCCTTTTACTAACGCTGTTTTCATAAATTCATCAACAATTAGATGTGTTGAATCTTCAATGATAATTACTTTTTTACCATAATTTTCAACAAAGGCTTTCATACCTGATTGTATATCTTCATAATTTAATGTTTTTGCCCAACAACCTTCTTTTTTTTCACCATTCCATTTTTTGAAATATCGTGCATTTCCAAATGAAAATGGTTTTCCATTTGGTTTAAATATCATTATGTTTTCTGGATTCATTGAACCTATACTTCTTGTTTTTCCTGTACCGGGAATTCCTGCTATACTTACTACTATTGCCATTTTATCGTCCTTTTTTTTATGATTTCTTCCAGTTTGTCGTATATCTTTACACCAATTTTCTCTGCATCTGATGCTTCTTGTATAGATGAATGTGATTTCAGTTTCTCTATTAGATCATATTCATCCTCTGCTTGTGGATCGTTTAGATTAGCTTCATTTAATGACAACCACAGAACCACAAGTTCATTTCTAGATAGTGTTAATTTGTATTTAACTTCATTTACTTGCTTCTCTTTTATTTTCATATTTCTTCCTTTATTTTTTTATATTAATGCGTGATTAAATATTCAACAGAATTATGTAATTCATCATATAGCCTATTTAATACATATATATAATTCTCTTCAGTAAATAAATATATATCTCCTTCGAGTTCATAATCAGATATTGAACTATGTATTTCCTCTTTCAGCATTTTATCGCATATAACATATGGATAGTTTTCTTGTGCGGCATTCCAAATGTCAACTGGCGAAGCATTTGGATATGATTCTATATATTCGTTGAATGTCATATTTTTTCCCTTCCTATCAACTTCTTGATATTGAACTTATTATTTTCGTAATTTCATTTTGTTTTAATGGATCACCTAATAACTTATTAAAATGTTCAGTTTCTGCATTCCAATCAATTGATTGTAAATGTTCTTTTACAAATATACCAAAACGAAATGTCATATCATTACGATTACCATTTGTTGTTTGACTAAGGAACCATTTGTATGCTCTTTCTAATCTAAATTCGTCTGATGCCGTACCACTAGTTTGTTCCCGCTCATATGCTTTATGTGCTTTTGCTTGTAGTTGTTCAGCTGCTGAATCAATGAATGGTCGCATATCTAATAATTCTGCACTTTGATTTGGATTATACCAATATTCACCATCTGGATTTGAGTAATACCAACGAGAACAATTTTTTGTTTGTTTGTCAGCTGTTAATCCTAGTGATTCAATTAGGTTTTGATACATAGCAGCATAGGTATCTGGTTTTAAATGAAATGTAGATGATGTCGGTAAAACCAATCTAAATCTGTCACACACCTCACCATTTTTCTCTTTTTGATGACTTTTTGTTGTTGCGATGAGATATTTTATGTCGTGGAACAATCGTTTGATTTCATCTATTGATGAACCTTGATCAAAATCAATACATATTAAGTTCTGTTCACTTAGATAATTTGCGTCTTTAATATATTCATTTAGAAATGTACCAGCTGAGTATCTATAATTGCCACATAATACTTTATGCAATGTTTCAAAATCTCCTATTGCTCTTGAGAAGCCTTGTGGATTTGTTGCTATCATATCTTCGTTAATTGATAAAATAATATTATCAAGTTTTGTTTGCGATAATCTTTCAAGTTTATATTTAACAATTCCTGCATATTCTTTTTTAATTATTGAATTTCCAAGTTGATTCGTATGTTCAATTGTCAATTCCATTTCATTGTCAATAGTTCTTGCATTTAAATCTTTAATATTTTTAACAAGTTCTGTTCTAGATGCAAATCCCCTTTTAGCTAATTCATCATATATTTGTTCATACATAGGTTTTATTCTAAGTGCATTTACTGATGTTCGTTCACATCTTTCAGAAAAATTAATTGCATATTCCATATGAGTTGAAGTAACAACCGTATCTAGCTCTAAAACACATATAAGTGCTGCTAATCGTTCAATCGGATGAACTGCACCCAAATCATCACCTAAAATAGATTCTGTGTTCTCACGCAATACTTGCTTTTGTATATCCCAATCTGTTAGATATTTTTTAGCTTCTTTAGAATATATAACTCTATCAAGTGAATGTATATGTGAAATTAATTCATTTACATATTCATTGAATTCATTGATTGTGGTTCTGTCTAATGTTTCAAAATCTTTATATCTATTTTGAGACTTACGATAATCTGTATTATAATACACAAAAGACCGTCTAGCCATACCAGATACTAAAGCTTCATGTAATGCTTCCATTTTTTTTGGTTGTAATGTAAATGGTCCAGGAGATCCAGCTAATATACAATTAGTTGTAATATCCTGTACTGTAAAATATTGTTCGGAACCACCAGAAACTACATTCCCAGATGCTATACCTGAATCGAATAATGTTTTCAATTTTGTAAACACAGGTTCTCCACGCATTATAGTTGATCCTAATTCGTCTTCAACTATTGAAGCTGATCCAAATCCTGCAGTTGATAATGTTTGACAGAATTTTTGTATTCCTTCAGGTGTTGATCCCATAGGTATAAATGGTGATGTTATATTTAAATAAGATGATTCTAATTTATCATCATCATCACGAAAATGTGGTTTTGCGATTTCATGCTGAATCTTTGTTATAAAATTGTCAAATATTGGTTGAAACATTTTTTGTGCAAGGGATATTGAATATCCTTTACCTGAACCGCTAGAAATCATCAATATACTATAAAATGTAATAGGTATCTGCTTTGTTCCTGATGGAGTATCTCTTTCAAGATATACAGATCTATATGCTTGTAATGCTGTAGCTAAGTTAAAATAGATAGCCATTTCTACCAGCTCTGTCATCCATACATATTCTGCACGATCTTGAAATACCGTTAATATTTGTTGCATACGAGGTGGTAGATTCACTTCTTTACACATAATGTCTCCCTTATAAATGTGGTTCCGATGATTACAGAGTCACTGTTTTATTATTTAACAATTTACATATCTTCTCTGCTGTATGTTTATTACATCTTAATTCTCCAACTAACGGATAATATATTTGTCTATCAATATAAGTATATTTGTTTTCATCGTCTATTAATATTGCATATTTGTCTTCTCGTGTTATTTTATCTTGAAATTGATATATTAATTGTTCCAATCTATTTGATTCCACCATTCTTACATGTGATTCTTCTGCTTGTTTTCTAGTGGCTCTTAACAATCCTAATTCAATATTTTTATCATAACAAGCTTCTATTTCCGCAACGCCATAACTATCTGCACGATATACTGTAGGAGGATAGGTAAAATCAAATGTTTCTTTAACTCGATATTCGTATTTTGCCCAATTCCACATAGGATTTTTTACTTTACGCCAACCAGTAAGTGGATCTTTGAACTCTATTTTTTCACCATTTGCATATGCTTGCATAATTTCAATTTTTTCTTTTGTTTTCATTTTATTTTCCTTTGTTTTGATTTAATATTCAGAACCACATCTATGTGATCAGTTACCACATTTGAAAGAGGAGGTTCTTAGGCACCCTAGGTGCCTGAGCCCGTCCGGAGGACAGAGAGGCCCCTGCCAGGTGTGAGCTTGCGAACAATATCCACGGTAGTGGATATTATATAA